CGTGTGTTCTTCCTGTTTTTTTTTTTTTTTTTTTTTTTACTAATCATTTGCGATGTTGTTTTGTATCTGACACATTTCGTTTCAGGATTTCTCCCTAGTCAGCCTACACATCATATGCAAACTTCATAAATTTTGTAATATTGTTTTCTGGTATCTTTAATCACCCCCCAAACAGGGGAAAAACAGGGTGGCCGATGAGTTCAATTTTATTTATAGTGTGGATGAGCTCCGTAAGAGACACACTTTTGTTAACTGGTTAGAGTTTAGCAAAAGGAACAGACGCACGAATAGCAGCAATCTGTTTATTACTATAACCCATAGATTTCAGTTGAGCATTGGATTTACCAAGCAATGATTTCATCTTTTGAGATCCAGCAGTGGGTACTTGTAATACAGGTTTGCTTGCGCCTCTCCCTGTATTAGGAGCACCATTCACTTTGCCAGATTTGATTCGACCATTGTTCGGAGGGTTGGGGGTTGGGGGAGTCATATAAGCATTTGACCCAGCACTTGCAGCTCTACTTATTAATGCAGCAGATTGCGCAGCTGGATGCGGTATTGCTCCTAAAACTGGGGATAAAAAGTTTGAAACTTTATTTATCATCCCCATAAACCAATCACCTAAACCATTTTCACCAACTTTTACACCAACAGGCATAGTCCCGATAGCATGGGAGTAAACATTCAAAGCAGCCGCATCATATTCAGCGGATGGGGTTGCAAGAACGAGTATCTCCTGATCGGAAATTCCAGGAAAAGATTCATAATAGTGTATTGTATTAAACGTTAAGGTTGTAACATCACTTAAACCAGTAAAGAAAGCACCACTTTGATGGACAGGGTCAATCTTTATTGCAGGTTGTGAAGGCAGTGATGATAAACCAGGACTTGCAGAATACTTAACATTAGGAATCCTAATCGTATTTGTGTTAGTTACTGGAGTTTCGAAGTCTTCGACTATAACGTTCGCTCCAGTTAAACCAACAATGCATGGTTCGGTAAAAGATGCTGCAACTGGTCGATTTTCAACTGAATGAAAAGAACCAACAACGTAGCACCCATCTTCAGCAGCCCATTGACGGGTGCCTGGGATTAACATAGCTTCTTGAGGATTTCGAGGTGGTAACCTAACTGATGTATACGTTGCAATGCCAGTTTTAGCAGCTGGCAATGCTCCATTATCAATAAAGTGCATCGAAAAAGGTTCCTCTGCTGCTTGCATTTGCTTAAAGACATAGGTAGTACCTTGTCTATTAAGAGGTGCTGTTGTATTTGTGACTTCAAAACCGATGGCAGTTAATCTTCCAGATCCCTGCGTATACTCTCCGTTAATGGAAGAAGTAGCAAGAATAGGAGATGAACTGATAGACACATCGTTTGTAGCCAAATCACCAAATACTTGAATGCCTCCTAAAGATCGTGTGGAGCCTGTACTGTTTAGTGTAAAAACATTATCGGCGCGATCTAAGGACTGGACTGTGGATACTGGGGTATGCCACGGCCAGATGACAACCAAGCAGTTCCAGTTGCTACCAACTGGGACAGTTGCCGGACGAGAAATTTGAAAGGATTGTTTAATGCATCTTACGACGCTAGGTCCCGTTTCAACGTCCGGCCACCCTTGGAGTTCTTTTAATTGAGTATCGTGGAAAGGGTCAAGGCATGACACTAACCAGTCTGCTCCCGAAGGAGTTAATTGTTTGTCTTTAACATAACGTTGTAGCAAGCGTTCCGCTCGCGTGACTTTGACTTCTGACATCGTTTTGTTCCTCCATCCACCATGAAAAGTCCAAAAAAGGTAAAAAAGACTTATCCAAAACGGATTCCAAACCTTGATAAACTTGGTCCACCATTACATCAATATTGTAGGCGGCTGTTAAAAAGTAATCTTCGGTTGGTGTCAGATTATCACGAGGTATAGTTCGTGCTACGTGTTGTAATGCTTTAACAAACGAATTATAATCGTCTGATGCATAAGACATAAGTGTTAAAACGAAAAGTCTAGTTATAAAAGCTTCTCTAGTTTTATTATTCGGACTATTATATATTGCTGCAGTAGCAAGTCTAATAGTATCATACTTAGGGTACCAAAACCCTCTCATATTAACGAAAGAAAAACCGAGGAATGTTAAATCTTCTAAAGGGTGATCGTAACCACCTTTTAGAAATTTAAGTGTCATCCCATAGGAAGCAAAGTGATCAGCAACAAAGTTTTCGTGAAGAACATAATCAAATTCTTCATCTAATCCTAAGATGCTATCATCACCAAATAACTGGACAAACTGATAATTTAGCAATTGTTGTGGAGGCATACTATTATATTTATAATAATAAGCTTTAGCTAGTAGTGAAGCTACTATGATAACATGAGCTAGAATGTTATCTCTAGTAGTTGTACCAGACCCTGATGGATTACCATAACACTTCATAACTACATCACCATCAAAAAGCTTGATAATGTGGTTAACTGTGTTCTGGACTACCCATGCGTATTGCATTTTCTCAAGTTCCGTAAAATCCTCAAAACCATTGAATTTAGTAATAAAATCATGAACATCTTTTAGAATAGGTAACAACATATCCCATCCGGATACATCATAAATTAGGCGAATCCTCTTCTTTAACAAGGATAAAGCCATTTTATGAACGCCTCCAGAATATGGATTAAAACCGTAAGCAGACCACTTGAATCCTTTCATTCTAAGTGATATTCGCTTTCCATATTTAAGTTGCATCTTAAGAAGATGGTGAGGAGGTATCTGAAACTTCCTCATTTTATTATTCAAAACATCAGCTTTGAGTTTAAACTCAATCTTATTTGAAGCCGTATATACAGCTGGGTCGAATTTTGTCGTTAATTGTTGTTCCTCCCACTTCTGATATTCAACATCCTGCTGCAATTCAGCTCGGTTATTATATCGAAAATAATTAGAAGGAAAACCACCACTAGTGGCCCAGTTAGTGTACTCTGAGACTTCCTCAGTTGAAGATACACTATCAGGACATAATGATTTATAATTAATGTCTAAATAAGTTTTAGCGTAGTTATGGAAAACTCCATCATAACTACATTGTTTCCGGTCATCCCATTTATTAACAACAGTGGTTACACTGGCTAAAGTTGGTTTTACTATCACATAGTGATCACCGGCTAAAACTTTTAAATCTTGGACAAAAGGGCCCATGTATTTAGAATATCTATTAATAGACCTACTAAACTTCACATCAGACGTTATTTTAGAGGAGAC